TCCCTGCACACGTGCGAAGTGTGCGGGCAAGACCTTCCAATAGGAGATTTCGAACAGCTCAAGGATGGCTACGTAAGGGCTGCTTGCCGCAAGTGCACAGCTACACAGCGCAATATCACTGCATCTTCCAGCTACGAGATGTACCTCCGTCGTCTCCTGACGAAATCTAAAAGCTCGCGCAAAGAGACCCACGAGTTCACCATCACCATCGACGACTTAGTCGACCTCTGGCAACGGCAATCTGGCCGTTGTGCAGTGTCCGGTGTTTACATGACCCATCACGCCGATGGCCTGGGCAGGAAAGAGTTCAATGCGTCCATCGACCGCATCGACGGCAACCGTGGTTATATAAGAGGGAATATTCAGCTTGTGGCGTACAGAATTAACATTCTGAAGCATACTCTTAGCACGGATATGCTTTACTGGTGGGTGAAGACCATATACCACCACTCTTGTGATTAACTTTTAACGGGATTAGTATCTCGCCAATATGTCCGATATCGAAATGATGGCTATTAATGGTCTCGATGAGGCCGTAATAGGTACCGGGGTGCGCGGAGACACGGAAGTGCTCGTGTACGACGCCACCCACGTTCTGGAAATTTTAGAAGCGACCGGTTATAACGAACCGTCGCTCGATGAGTTTTTGGAATATATCCACATCAACGAACTGGGCGAACGTGCGCCCATCTTTGTCTTCTTGGATAGCGATGTCAGCAGCGAACTTGCAAGAGCCAGAGCAGCCCGACAACCTCCCGTCCACTGACGCGGAGCGCCTAGCCCTTGAGTCCCAGTTACCATACATGGGGCTCCAGATAGGTGAGCTTACCGTTCAGCAAGAGCGCCTAGTCCTAGGCATTGTAAGTGGTATGTCGGTAGCGGCAGCAGGCCGTGCGGCCGGCTACGCCAGTTCTTCAACCGCCTTAGATGCGTCCAAACGCCCTGCAGTTCAAACCGCGATCAACTATTACCGTGAGCAAATGCGTGAGCAGGTGAACTTCACCCGCGAAAACGCCCATATGCTGTACATGGAGGCCTATTCAGCGGCCGCCAACGCCACGGAAATGAAGAATACCGTCGATTCTCTGGTCAAACTGCACGGTTTAGGCATGCCTGACCAAGCGACCCAGATCAACGTGAACATCAACACTAGCGCCAAGCAGCTAGAGCGTATGACCGACGAAGAGTTGCTCCAGATCGCCGGTAAGGGCGGCAACTACCTTGAGCCCGACAAAAGTTGACCATGGTTGACGTACCAAAGCGCCGTTGTAAGCGGTGCAAGAACCTCCATCCGGAGACCTTGTACAGTGAAGAGATAGATGGGCTCTGTTGCTACTGCAAAGCGGATGACGTCGAGGCGCTACCGCCACCCGCACCGGTGGAAACGGAAACTGCCGAAGAGGAGCTCTCAGTTGAAGAAAAGGCTCGAAAGGAACTCGCTCTCCGAATCCTTACGCGCAAGCGACTACTTCCCTTCGTTGAGCGATTTAACCCTGACTACTCTGCTGGTTGGGTGCATAAGGATATCTGCCGCCGCCTTGAGAAATTTTCTCAGGATGTTGTGGAGAAAAAGTCGCCACGGCTTATGCTCTTTATGCCGCCCCGTCACGGAAAGTCCACGCTTGCGTCGATTGCGTTCCCGGCTTGGCATTTGGGTAGAAATCCAGATCATGAGTTTATCTCCTGTTCTTACTCCGGTTCGTTGGCTATGGGCTTCAGCCGCAAGGTTCGTCAGCTCCTTCGTGAGCCGACATATAAAACCGCGTTTAAGACCCGTCTGGACCCCGATAGCCAGTCTGCTGAAGCATGGCTTACCAGCGCTGGCGGTGGATTTGTTGCTGCTGGTGTTGGGGGCGGTATTACTGGTAAAGGTGCTCATATCCTTGTCATCGATGACCCTGTAAAAAACCGTGAAGATGCTGAGAGCCAAAACAACCGAGACGCCAACTGGGACTGGTACACGTCGACTGCATACACGCGACTTGCTCCCGGCGGCGGTGTTCTTGTCATTCTTACTCGCTGGCATGACGATGATCTGGCTGGCCGGTTGCTTAAGGCGACTGCGGAGGGTGGGGACGAGTGGGAGGTGGTTCGTTATCCGGCCATTGCGGAGGAAGATGAGGAGTTTCGGGCGATGGGTGAGCCGCTTCACCCCGAGCGCTACGACAACGAAGCCCTCCTCCGTATCCAAAAAGCCGTTGGTCCCCGAGACTGGTCCGCCCTCTACCAGCAGAACCCCGTAGCCGATGACGGTGATTACTTCACTCGGGGCATGATTAAGTACTACGACCCCGAGGACATTGACCACAATCAGATGAGGTACTACTGCGCGTGGGACTTGGCTATCGGTAAAAAGGACAGGAACGACTACTCCGTGGGCATGGTCATCGGAGTAAACGAGTACGACGAACTGTTCGTGATGGACGTAGTACGGGGCAGGTTCGACGGCTTTGAGTTGGTGGAGCGTATACTAGACCTGTACGAACAGTGGAAACCGTCTATCATTGGAATTGAAAAGGGTCACATTGAGATGGCCCTCGGACCATTTTTGGAGAAACGTGTTCGTGAGCGAGGGCTCTACGAAGCGTACTTCAAGGATCTTAAAACGGGGCGCAGGGATAAGGAAGCGCGGGCTCGTGCCATCCAGGGACGGATGCAGCAGGGCATGGTGTACCTGCCGCGCAACGAAGTGTTCACGGGGCCGTTGGTGGCGGAGCTGCTGCGGTTCCCGAACGGGGTGCACGATGATCAGGTTGATGCCCTGGCGTGGTTGGGCCTGATGATGACGGAGTTCTCGACCTACAGCGCGCCCGTGATCCGCGAGTCTTCCTGGCGAGATAGGCTCGACTATATTGGTAAGACGCCTCGCCAACGTTCAGCGATGAGTGCGTAATATGGCCATTACTAAAAGTGCTAAGCGAATGACCCCTGGTGAGCAGCAGGAAGTCGCCAGTAAGCAATGGGACCGGTATGTACGGGCCCGTGACAACGGTCACCTAGCCTACATTGAACTGGCCAAGCGCTGCGATGCCTACTACCGTGGCGATCAGTGGGACGAGATGGACCTTGCTGCCCTTGAGGCCCAGGGCCGTCCTGCCCTAACCATTAACACCATCCTCCCGACCGTCAACACGGTCCTTGGAGAACAGTCCACGCGCCGTGCAGATGTGCGCTTCAAACCCCGCCGTAACGCCGACGACGCTGTGGCCCAAACCCTCACCAAGCTCTACATGCAGATCGCGGATAGCAACAAGCTCGACTGGGTCGAGCAGCAGGTGTTCAGTGATGGTCTGATCATGGACGGGCGGGGTTACTTCGACGTTCGCATGGACTTCAGTGACCACGTTGAGGGTGAGATCCGCATCACGGCTAAAGATCCGTTGGACGTGCTCATTGACCCGGATGCCAAGGACTACGATCCCAAAATGTGGAACGAGGTGTTCGAGACGAAGTGGATGACTCTCGACGAGATTGAGGAGCTGTACGGCAAGAAGAAGGCCGAAGACCTGCGTTTCATTGCCGAGAACGGCAACAGTTTCGGCCGTGACTCCGTCGAATATGAGGAGAACCGCTATGGGGACCTCGACGCCACTGCTGACTACCTTGGGGCGGGTATTCCTGGCGACGATGAATACCGGAATGTGCGTGCGTTGCGGGTCATTGAGCGACAGCACCGGCGCATGCACCGCGTCGACTGCTACGTGGACCCGCTTACAGGCGACCAACGAGACGTGCCCGAGGCTTGGTCGGATGCGAAGGCGAAGAAGTTCGCCAAGCAGCACGGCCTAGACATCATCAGTAAGGTGAAGCGCCGTGTTCGCTGGACCGTGACCTGTGACAAGGTGGTCCTGCACGACGATTGGTCGCCCTACAATGACTTCACAGTTGTTCCTTATTTCGCGTACTTCCGCCGTGGTCGTCCCTTCGGCATGGTGCGTAACCTGCTGTCTCCCCAGGAGCAGCTGAATAAGATCGCGAGCCAAGAGCTGCACATCGTCAACACCACCGCTAACAGCGGGTGGGTCGTTGAAAGTGGCTCGTTGGTCGGGATGACGGCAGACGACCTAGAGGAGCACGGGGCTGAAACCGGTCTCGTGCTGGAATACAACCGTGGGTCCAACCCGCCCTCTAAGATCCCGCCCAATCAGATCCCCACGGGGCTCGACCGCATCAGTCAGAAAGCCGCCCTAAACATCAAAACTATCAGCGGCGTGAACGACTCCATGCTCGGGTCGGATAGCGCTGAGGTGTCGGGGGTGGCCATCCAGGCCAAGCAGAATCGCGGCGTCATCATGATTCAGGTGCCCCTGGATAACCTGCGTAAGGCCCGCCACTATTTGGCTGAGAAGGTGCTGGATCTTATCCAGAGCTTTTACACAGAAGAGCGCATCATCATGATCACCAATGAGGATGATCCGATGCAGCCTCGCGAGCCTATGATCATCAACCAGATGACTCCCGAAGGGCGCATCGTCAATGATTTGACGCTCGGGGAGTACGACGTTGTAATCGCCACGGCCCCGGCCCGTGACAGCTTCGATGAGGTCCAGTTCGCTGAGGCCCTTAACCTCCGTCAGGTCGGGGTCGCCATCCCCGATGACGCCATCATTGAGTACAGCCACCTGGCTCGTAAGCAGGAGCTGGCTAAGCGTATTCGTATGCTCACGGGTCAGGAGCCGCCGACGCCCGAGCAGGCAGAGATGCAGGCCGTTCAGGCGCAGATGGCCATGCAGCAGGCGCAGCTTGAACTTGGTAAGCTGCAGGCTGAGGTCCAGAAGCTGCAGTCCGAGGCCGCGATCAACATTGCCAAGGTGCAGGACACCGCAGATGTCGGCCCGCAGCTACGTCTTGCCGAGCTACAGGCTCAGATGCAGATGAAGCAGCAGGAGCTCGACTTGCGGCGTGAGCTTGCAGACCTCACTAACCAGACCCGACGCTCGCAGCAGGAGACCGCTGCAGCCACCCGAATCGCCGCTACGGCGATGCAAACCGCTGCTAAGCAGCAGAGCCAGCAGCCGCAGATGCCTGGACCGGTAAACATTCCGAACGCGCGGCCCCCGATTAATCAATAGGAGATTGACATGAGCGAAGCTCAGGACAAGACAGTAGTTTTCGACCGGATGCCGGGGGCTGACCAGCTTGAAGAAGGCGCCAACGACCGGCTGGATATGAACTTTGGGCTTGGTCAGGAGCCCGAAGCGGACCTCGAACCCGAGGTTGAGGTCGAAGACGAGGTGGAAACGGCCCAACTTGAGGAGGAAGAGGAGCCGGAAGAGCCTGAAACGGCCGAAGAACAAGACGAAGAGCCTGCTGCCCTAGGGGAAGAGCCCGAAATTGAGGCCGAAGAGCCCGAAGTCGAGGACGAACCCGAGCCTAAGAAGCCTATGGTGCCTAAATCGCGCCTGGATGAGGTGCTGGCAAAGCAGAAAGCGCTCCAAAAGCAGCTGGATGACCTCATGGCAGCTAAGGAGCAGGTAGAAAACGCTCCCGAGACCTACGATTTCGAAGCCAAAGAGATCGAATACCAGAACTTACTGCTAGATGGGGAGTCTCAGAAGGCTGCAGCGCTTCGTGCGGAGATGCGTCGGGCCGAACGTGCTCAGATTGAGTACGAAATGGCTCAGAAAATGGAGCAGAAGGTCACTCAGAACCAGCAGATC